CACTTCGCGTCGCCGCGGCTGTCGTCCTGGTCGCTCACGAGCGCGAACGCGTCGCACTCGACGATCTCGATCGCTCGGCGCGGCAGCTTCCCGCCGCACACGAAGTAGCGGCCGCCGCGCAGCACGCGGAGGCGCGTCGGCAGGAACGCGAGCGCCGGGGCGTCTCGCAGGTCGGCGGCGGTCACGACTGCACCGCCTTCGCGTCGTGCATGGCGGCCACCGACGTTGCGGCGATCGCGCACGAGACCAGCGCTTGGCGGTAGGCGGCGCCGAGCGCCTCGGCCTCCTCGGTCGTGCGGCGCGACAGCGCGACCGCATCGACGTGCAGGTACGCCCGCGATGCCGCATCGAACTCGCGAGCCCGCTCCAGCATGCTCTGGACCTGGGCGAAGTTCACCCGCGCCAGGTCGACGCCGAAGTCGGCGGCGAGCCGCACGAGTGCGACGGCCGCGCGAACCCCGGGGGCGGTCAGCTCGAGTGCTCGCGCCTGCGCGCACTTCGGGCACCGGCCGTCGTCGTCGTAGTCGGCATTGAGCACGAGCGCGCCGCACTCGTCGCAGAGCGCGCGGGCCTCGCGGCAGCCGTTGCAGAGCATCCGGCCGCCCATCTCTTCGATGGTGATCAGGACGCGCAGGCCGGGGTAGTGGCGGTCCTGCGCGGTCTCGCCGCACTCCTCGCACTCGGGCTCCGGCTCGACCTCGGGCTCGCGCTTGCCGTAGCACGCGTCGCAGTCCGTCGCGCCGCACATGCAGCGGCTCACGACTGCACCCGCACGGCCTGCTCGGCCTCGAGGTCTGCGGCCTGCCGCTCGATGCGTTCCGCCGTCGCCAGCGCGTCGGCCTTGGCCCACGGGATCGTTTCCGCGCTCGCGAGACAGCGCCACGTGTGCGCCGCGCGGCGCAGCGTCTCGGGCGTCACGACCTGCGTGATCACGGCCGCACCTCGGCGCGCCGAAGCTCGCTCGTCCACCGCGCGAGGTCTCTCTGCCACTTCGCGTGCGCCTGGATCGCCCCGAACGCCGCGCGGAACGCCGCGAGCATCCCGGGCACGAGCAGCACGTCGGTGCGCGCCGCGAGCCAGCGCAGCTCCGTGGCGACGTCGGCGAGCTCGGACGTCGCGTCGAGCGAGAAGAGCGACGCTGCGTGCCGGGCGTGGCCGCTCGACCGGAGGCGGACGGCGACCGCGTCCACGGCCTCGACGACGGGCGCCAGCGGGGCGCCGCAGCCGAGCGTGTCGGCGTAGGCGGCGACGACCGGCGACGAGGCGATGGCAGCGGGCACCGCGTCGCAGCGGGCGCAGGTGGCGCGGAGGGCGGCGCTCATGACGCCAGCTCCCGCGCCATCTCGTCCGCGTCGCACTCGTCGCACACGGTCACGAGGCGGCCGGCGCGGAACGTCGTGGCGAGCGCGCATCCGTGCAGCGGGCACTCGTCGGCGCCGTCGACGTCCGACGGCGAGAGCTGCGAGCGGCGGGTCACCGACTCGGCGCGGGCGATGCGGTTCGTGGACATGGGGGCGAGTCCTTTCGTCGCCGGGCTTCCTCGCCTGCGACGTGACTAGATATGCGCCTAGTCGTGCGACCCGTCAAGCACGACTAGTCACAAATCGACATGCCCCGGAAAAACAACGTCCGCGGGGCACGTGACGGGCCTACGGCTCGTGGCGAGCCTTGGTTGGTGACCATCAAGCTCGACGACGCCGAAGCCTTCGCGCAGCGAAACCTCCGCATCGCAGCCCTCGACGGGCACGACTCGCCGCCCTGGCGCATCGCGCTCGCGCGGCTTGGGGTGCGGTTCGCGACGTTCGGCGCGCGTTCGCCGATCTACGCGCGCTCAGGCGTCGGCACGCACGGCACCATCAACGGCGCGCCGGTCGTCTACGTCTACGACGGCATGTGCGACCGGGACACAGCGCTCACTGCGTGGCACGAGCACGGCCACCACATGATCTTTGCCGAGGGTCTCGTGCTGACGTGCCACGCCGAGGCGTTCTGCACGCGGTATGCGGCGGCGATGCTGGCTCCCGCCGACTCGATGCGCCGCGCATGGCAGCAGACACGCGACCTGCTCGAGCTCCACGCGCTCCGGCCCGCGACGTCGGCGAGCGTTCTGCTGCTGCGGCTCGGCGATCTCGAGCTGGCGCCGGTCGCGCTCTACGACCGCAAGGGGCCGCGACGCGCGATTCCTGCGCAAACGATGCCGCGCGGCGTGGGTTGCTTGGTCGACCTCGCGCGCCGCGGGGGATTCGCCGAGAACGAGAACGGTCGCGCGTGGCGCCTGCTCGACGACGCCGCTCGTGTCGGCGTTGTGCTCGCGGCGTAGAATCTCGCGATGACGAATCAGCAGCCGCAGCCCGCCCCAGCGAAGCCGTCCATGCCGTGGTGGCAATACCCGATCGCCGTGATCGGCGGCCTTGCGATCGCTGGCGCGATCTACGCGTCCGTCGACAAGAAACGCCCCGAGACGGCGGCGGCGATGCCGGCCGAAGATCCGCGCGCGGGGGCCCCGATCCTGCCGCTGGTCGAGATCGTCGGCCTCGCGGACGCCGAGGACGAAGCGAAGTTCAACCGGACGTGGCGAGGCAAGTTCGTCGGCGTCGCCGGCACCGTGACCAGAGTGCTGCAGCAAAACGGCGGCTACGCGACGGTTACGATCGAAGACGGCGCGCGCGTCGAGGCGCGGTGCGTGATCGGGCCTCCGCGCAACTCCGGCGCCGCGGCCGAGGGGAAACGGGTCACGATCGTTGGTCGCGCCGATCAACTCTCGGCGGTCGCGCTCATGCTTCGGGACTGCGAGGTCCGCTAGCGTTTCGGGGCGTCGGGGTCGACTGGGTCGGCGTGGACCGTTGTTGTGTCGAGCTGGACGTCGGGCTCTGGCAGTCGCCCGCGCTTGTCGTCCTCGATCACTGCGAGCAGCGCCTTCGTCTGCTCTTCCAGATCGAGCTTCGGGATCTTCCCGTGATGGGTGTAGCGATCCTCGTAGTGCTCGAAGGCGTATCGCGCGCGCGGTGACGCTCGCAGGTAGAGCGCGGTGCGGCGCACCTGTTCCTTGGGGTCAAGCGCCGGCTCGTCCTCGCTCGGCTCGACCACGCGCAGACGCACCTTGCCAGTCAGGCGCTCGGCCGTCGTTCCGTACGTCGTTGCGAGGATCGCGAGCGCGTCATCGGGCACCGGCGCGCCACGCTCCCAGCGGCTGACGGTGATCACGTCGCGGTGCACGACTGCGCCGATCTCCTTCTGCGTCTTGCCGATGGCCTCGCGAGCGGCCTTCAACCGCGCGCCGCGCGCCTTATCGAGCCTCATGGTCGCCATGGCGTCGAGACTAGGCATCAGCTCACCCCGAGAAAAGAAGGCTCAACACGAGAGGTCTTGACTAGGCGTCGCGGCAAGCGCAACTTACTAGGCATGGCTAGTCGAAAAGGACGCCGGTCGCACCGGAAGGTTGCGCCACCTCGGTGGAACGAGCTGGAGAAGGCCCGCGTCGGGGCGGGCATGACCCAGAAGGCGCTGGGTGAACTGCTTGGCGTAGACGCGCTCACCGTGTCGCGCTGGGAGCGCGGGACGACGACGCCCAACAAGTTCGTGCGACCGAAGCTCGACGCCTGCTTCCCTGGGCTCGTGTCGCCGCGCGAAGCGAAGGCGGCATGATCTGTGGCCAACACGAACAAGCGCCACACGCCTGGCCACGTGTACTTCGCGATCTCCGACTGCGAGACGCTGGTCAAGATCGGCTTCTCGACCGACCCAGCGACGCGCGTCGAGCGTGTGTGGAGCGACCGGCCGCACAAGTCCACCGCCCGCGGGCCACTCTCGCTCGTCGCCACGCGCCCAGGCGTGCTCGCTGACGAGGCGCGCGTGCACGGCTTCCTTCGTGGGAACCAAGCGCCCGACGGCGGCTACCTCCGCGGCGTCTGCCGCGAGTGGTACCGCGCCACGTTGCCGGTGCTCGCGCTCATTCACCGGCTCAAGACAAATCCGAACGAGTCGCTCGACGACGCGATGGTCGCTGTCGAGGCCTTCGAGCGCGGCGACGCGTTCGTCACCACGAGCCATGCCGCCGAGTAGCCCCATGCCCATCGCCCCTCCCGCTCCCCGCTGGCTCGCGTACGTCCTCGGCGCTGTCGCCTTCGCGGCCGATGCGCTGCACGCCGTCGCGGCTCGCTTCGCGGCGTCCAAGACCGTCGACGCCATCGCCCTCGACCACGTCGAGCGCTGCCGACCGGACGTCGTCGGCGAAGACCCGCCCGCCTGGATCGCTGCCGCTCGTGACCTGACGACGCCGCCGATGAACGCGCGCGGCGGGGAGGCCTGACCCATGCCCCGCCACTCCACCGCCTGCACTCCCCAGCTGCGCCCCCGCATCACGTCCGCGCAGCTCCGCGAGGCCCCCGCGCCCGCGTCGCTCACCGTCGGCGACCGCGTGTACCTCGTCGGCGAGCCGGCCTGCGTCGGCACCGTGCGCGAGGTCCGCGTCGGCGAGGCCGTCGTCGATTTCTCGCTCGGTCGTGCGCAGCCGCCAATCTTCATGCTCCGCCGCGTGGAGGGCTGACCGTGGCCATCTACGAAATCGTCAATCCGAGCGACGCGTACACGATTGATCACGCCGACGAGAACGTCGCGTGCGCTGCGGCGCTGCTGCTCGGCGAGGGGCACTACGCGCTCACCCGCGAGGATGGCGAGCGTACGCTCCCGCTCTTCATCTTCGGCGGCGCCGACGCGTGGCTCGAAGCGCGCGGCATGATGCCCTTCGGCGCTTGGATCGACGCGCATCTCGTCGCCATCGCCGACGCGCTCGACTCGGTAACGATCGGCGACTTCGAGGAGCGGCGAAAGCTCGCGGCCAAGCTCGCCACGTTCGAGCCTGCCGAGCGCGACGGCATCCGCGCGGCGCACCACGATCGGAAGCGGTCGAGCATGAACAACATCGGCGCGCGGGCACGGCGGGACGCCAAGGTCCTGCGCGAGAGGGCAGGCGCCTGAAATGTTCGCCACCGACGACGAGCTCATCGTGTTCAAGCGCATCGACGGCTCGCCCATGAGCGACGCTGAGTCATGCGGAAGGGCGGCCTGATGACCAAGCGCAACTTCAACCCGTGGCGCTCGGACACCGCCAACACGCACAAGCCGCACTACGCGCGGGCGCTCGTGAATCGCCCCAACCCGACCACATACTCGGTGCTCGGCAAGGGGACGACGACGAAGAAGCAGGGCGTCGTGCTCTGCTCGGTCACCGACGGCGGCCGCGCCTTCGATCTCGCCAACTCGATGCCCGAGGCGCGCGGCTACGGCGCCGGGGACGATGGGGACGACCGCGTCTTCTACGTTCTCGGCGCGCAGGTGGAAGAGGCGGCCGAGGACGCTGTGACGATCAAAGTTGCCCCCGCGCCGCATCAACGGCCGGGGGCGTGACCAACGAAAGGTATTCGCCAGTGGCTCGAGAATATCACGACTTCGTCGCAAGCAAGTCTCAGGTCGAGGCCAGCGGAGGGATCACCCCTGTGTGGATGCCCGACTTCCTATTCGACTTCCAACGATCGCTCGTCGAGTGGTCGCTACGAAAGGGTCGCGCCGCACTATTCGAGGACTGCGGGCTCGGCAAAACTCCGCAGCAACTCGTGTGGGCTGAGAACGTCGTGCGCAAAACGAACCGGCCGGTGCTCGTCTTGACTCCGCTCGCCGTCACGTCGCAGACGATCCGCGAGGGCGAGAAGTTCGGGATCGATGCGCGCCGCGCGCCGACAGGGCTCGTTCACAACGGCATCAACGTCGTCAACTACGAGCGGCTGCACCACTTCAACGCGTCGGACTTCGCAGGCGTCGTGCTCGACGAGTCGTCGATCCTCAAGAGCTTCGAGGGTACGACGCGCGCGGCGATCACGGATTTTATGCGGACGACTCCGTATCGCTTGCTCTGCACAGCGACGGCCGCGCCGAACGACTACTACGAGCTCGGCACATCGAGCGAGGCGCTCGGCCATCTCGGCTTTATGGATATGCTGGCGCGATTCTTCAAGAACGCGCGCAACAACGCGTCACTCGGCCGAGCGTGGGCGACATCGGGCGGCGGTCAGCCGCAATGGATGTTTCGCGGCCATGCCGAGCGACCGTTCTGGCGATGGGTTACGTCGTGGGCGCGCTCGATTCGACGCCCTTCCGACCTCGGTTTCAGCGATGACCGGTTCACGCTCCCTCCGATGCAAGAGCGTGAACACGTGGTGCGCGCGCAGAAGGCTCGTGGAGGATTCCTGTTTAGCGTGCCAGCCATCGGGCTACAGGAAGAGCGGGAGGAGCGGCGCCGCACCATTCGCGAGCGGTGCGAGATGGTCGCCTCACTCGTCGAACACGATGCGTCGGCCGTGGCGTGGTGCCATCTGAACGACGAGGGCGACCTGCTCGCGAAACTCATCCCGGGCGCGGTGCAGGTGAGCGGGCGCGACTCCGACGACGAGAAGGAAGAGAAGTTCGCTGCGTTCACGTCGGGGCAAATCCGGGTGCTCGTGACGAAACCTGTTATCGGCGCGTGGGGACTCAACTGGCAGCACTGCGCGCATATGACCGCGTTCTCCGGGCACAGCTTCGAGCAGTACTACCAATCGATCCGCCGCTTCTGGCGCTTCGGTCAGACGCGTTCAGTTATCGTCGATCACGTGTTGAGCGACGGCGAAGGGCGCGTACTCGCAAACCTGCGACGCAAGGCCGCGCAGTCCGAGAAGATGTTTGCTGAGCTCACACAACACGTCCAAGACGAGCTGCAAATCACGCGCGCCGTCGCCGACTACACGAAGAAAGAGACGGTGCCGTCATGGCTGTAGCCGACCAAGTGCTGACCGATAAGTACGCCATATACAATGGCGATTGCGTCGACGTGCTCGCGCAGATGCCGAAGCAGAGCGTGCACCTGAGCATCTACTCGCCGCCGTTCGCGGGCCTCTATCACTACTCGTCGAACGAGCGCGACATGAGCAACTGCCGCTCGTATGACGAGTTCATGGAGCACTACGCGTTCGTGGTGCGCGAACTCGCGCGGCTCACGCACCCCGGGCGCATCACGGCCGTGCACTGCACTGATGTGCCGAGCGGAAACACGGGCCGCGACCACATGCGCGACTTCCCAGGCGACATCATCCGCTTGCACGAGACGATGGGATGGAAGTACTGCGCGCGCTACGCGGTGTGGAAAGACCCGTTCGTCGTCTACCTGCGCACGCTCCAGAAGTCGCTCCGCCATCGAACGTGCGTCGATGACTCGTCTAGGTGCTCGGTCGCGGCGGCCGACTACATGCTCATGTTCCGGCGCGAAGGCGAGAACCGAGAGCCCATCGCACACCCGGTCGGGCTCACCCACTACGCGGGATCGCGCGAGCCTCCGGCCAACGTAATGAAGGACCGCGGGCACACCGGCAAGCAGACCGAGAACCGATACTCGCAATGGGTCTGGCGCCAGTACGCCTCGGCGTTCTGGGATGACGTGAGACTCGATCGCGTGCTGCCGTTTCGCGAGTCGAAGGACCCGGACGACGAGAAACATGTGCACCCGCTGCAACTCGACGTTATCGATCGCGCCGTGACGCTGTGGAGTAACCCGGGTGACGTCGTGCTCACCCCGTTTATGGGCGTCGGTAGCGAGGTGTACGGCGCCGTGCAACTCGGTCGCAAGGGTGTCGGCGTCGAGCTGAAGCCGTCGTACTTCAAGCAAGCGCGGATGAACCTCGAAGCTGCCGCGTCGGGCGTCGAATCGGTCGCGAGGCAGGCTGAGATGTTCGCCACGGCGAAGCCTGACGAATGGAGCGAGGGCGAAAGCGAGGACTCCGCTGGTGGTGATGAATGAGCGCCCGCCCCCGCATCCACGCAGCCGTGGCCCGCACCCGCGCCGCGGGGGCTGCAGCTCGCGAAGGTCCACGTGCGCGATATCGAAGCGCTGCTCGTCGATCTCGAGCGGGCCGAGATGCGGCTGGCGTGTTGGGCGCTGTCGGATGCGTTCGGGGCGCTCGACCTGCACGGCGACGGAGACGGCACGTACTACGCGCAGCCGTGCGCGTGCGGGCACGCGTGCGACGATCACGTGGTCTGCGTCGGGCGGTGCGACTCGTGCGCGTGCCGCGCGTTCGTCGCGCGCACGTCCCCCAGCGATTCCGATTCCGGCGCCGCGGTGGCGTCGCTCAACACGACTACGGAGGCAACGTGAGCAACATCGACGACGGCCCGATCCACGGACGGGTGGGCGATGCGACGACGCGTGAGATCGAGGCTCACGTCGCGCACGTCGCCGACCGCGGCACCGTCATCGGGCTCCGCGCGTCGCTCCGCGCGATGAAGGCCGAGCGGGCGATCGAGGCCGTCACGGCGGGAGGCGCGTCGTGACGCGCATCGTCCCGCTCGACGACGACGCGCTCTTCGCGCTGGCACGCATCGCCGAGCACAGGCGCCGCCTCATCTCCTCGGACGCCGAGGCGCGCGCCGTCTACGCCGAGGTGAGGTCGTACGCCGTCGAAGTCGTCAACGCGATCTTCCGCGTCGCGCCCGAGCTCGCCGAAGGCATCGGCCCGGTGACGCCGTGATCCGCCTCGGCACCGCCATCGCGTCCGCGGCGTTCATCGTCGACGCGTCCGAACCGCTGTCCTGCGTCGTGGGCTTCGCGCTCGCGATCGTCTGCTTGTGGGCGCTCGCGCCCGAGGGGTCCCTCTGATGTTCGCTTCCCTGTTCATGCTCGCGATGTCGCTGACGCACGGCCACGCCTACGAGCGCGCCGTCGGCGCCGCGACCACCGTCTGCAACGTCGTCGCTACCGAAGACGCGTCGTGGGCGTTCCCCGCGCTCGCCGCCGAGGACCCGTGGGCCGCGCGCGCGAAGCTCGGGCGGCTGCTCATCACCTGGTCGTACTACGAGTCGAGCTACATGCCTGGCGCGATCGGCGATTCGGGCCGCTCGTGCGGCATCATGCAGACCGCGCCGAGCCACACCGGCCAGACGTGCCGCGACCTGCTCACGGCGCACGCGAGCTACCGCGCCGCGCTCACGATCCTGCGCGGCCTCGTGCGCGACTGCGGGTCGCTCCCGCGCGCGCTCGGCGCGTACGCCGGCGGCCACTGCGGCGACGCGATGGACCTCGTCGAGCGGCGATGCGCTGCGGTCGGTGGGTGCTGAGATGGACTGGGTCCACGAGACCAGGCGGTTCCTCTACGTGCGCGAGGAGGGGGCCTTCGCCGCCCTCCCGGCCATCACGCGGGGCATCGGCGCGCTCGTGATCAAGGTCGTGGACGACGCCGGCGAGCTCGTTCTGACCCCCGGCGAGACCCCCGGCGAGGCCGTCTGCCGCCTCTGCCGGGCCCACAAATCGGAGCGTGCGCAGGTGTCCAGAGCGGTCTCCGCGCTCGTCGAGGACGGCTACCTAGTGGTCGCTGGCGATGTCGTTGCCATCCGAAACTACCCGGCCGCTCAGGGCGTCGAGCCCATGTCGGCGGACGAGCGCTCCGATCGCCGGAAGGCCGAAGCGCTGAAAAAAGCAGTGCAGCGCGCGAAGAAGAAGGCCGCTCAGGGGGCGGACGTTAAGGCGGATGTCCCCGCCAATGTCCCGGGGACACGTCCAGGGGACAAATCTGGGACATGTCCCGGGGGACAAATCCAGCCTCGCGGGTGCGCGCCCACGGACGCGCCTACGCGCGCGGGGGGATCCTTCCCTTCCGGTCCTTCCGTTCCTTCCGAAGAGCAGCAGCAGAGCGGCGGCGGCGCGGAGGGGTTGCCCTACGACGCAAAGCACGAGGCCGGGATCGCCCTACTCGTCGCCCAGCGAGACACCCTCGGCGGCCTCGACGACCGGGAGCTCCGGCCATGGGGCCGGGAGCTCGTCGAGGCGGTGCGCTTGCTGGTCCCGAGCGACGCGTCGCCCGCCGCGTACGTCGGCGCCGCGCTCGGCAAGCTGCGCGACCAGGTCTCGGCGAACCCCGCCATGCTGCCCGCTCGGCGCCTGACGTACCTGCGCACGACCGCCACGGGCCTCGCCGCCGAGGACAAGCCACGCGGATGGCCGCTCGGGCGCGCCGCGCCGCTGGACGCCTCGGGTGCCACGGTGCCGAAGCTCCGCCTGACCGGATCGGAGCGGTACTAGTGGCCGCCGTCGCGATCCTTCCGCCGCTCGCCGCGCACGTCGAGGCGATGCGCAAGGCCGTCGCCGCGCTGTCGCCGAGCGGCGCGCGCACCGTCGGGCACAATGCGCTCGCCCGCGCCGTCTACCTGGCGTTCTCGGGTCACCGTCCGCCGTTCACCGGCGCTCGGTTCGACGACGCCGACGCCGAGCTCTGGGGCGCCGCGTGGCTTTGGATCGTCCCCGGCACGCGCCTGCTCGAGCTCGATGCCGGCCTCCGCGGCACGTTCCTGACCGAGATCGGCGGGCTGTCGTGACCGGCATGCGCCGCGAGCGCGAGAAGGTTCGCGCCATCGACGTTGGCGATCGCACCCTTCCTGCCGACCATGCCGGCGAGCGCGAGCTCGTCGCGACGGCGTTCCACGACGCGAAGAACCGTCCCGAGCTGCTCGCGGCGATCCCGTCCGCCGACTTCGACCAGCCCGCGCTGCAGACGATCTGGGGCGCGATCGACCGGCTCGAGAGCGCGGGCAAGCCCGTCGACGTGGTGACGCTCGTCGCCGAGCTGCGCGACGTGATGCACGAGCTCGGCGACAACACCGCGAAGGGCTTCCCGTTCCTGAACGGGATCATCTCGCGCAATGCGGCGGCCCCGCGGCACGCGCTCGAGTGGGCGCGGCAGCTGCGCGAGGTCGCGCACCGCCGGCGGATCATCACGCAGGCGCAGCTCGTGATCGGCGAAGCGTTCACGCTGGCGCCCGATCGCGTCGACGGCTTCGCGGCGCGCGCGCTCGACCAGATGGCCGAGGCGTGCATGGACAAGACGGCGACGGGCGGCCCCGCGACGCTCGGCGCGATCACCGAGGCCCGGCTCGTCGAGTTGCGCGACCAGTGGGCCGGCAAGCGCGACCCGTGGGGCATGCGGCTGCCGTACCCGATGCTGCACAAGATGACCCACGGCCTACGCCCGGGGCAGGTCGTCTTCGTCGGCGGCGACACCGGAAGCGGCAAGACGATCGTCGGGCTCGAGGTCGCGCTCGACCTCGCTGGCCGCGTCTACCACGGCGAAAAGATCGCGGTCGGCTACCTGTCGCTCGAGATGCCGCGCGCGGACATCTGGAACCGCGCCGTGTGCGCGATGACGCTCGACCCGTACACGAAGCGACGCGGCGTCATCACCGCATCGGAGCTGCAGTCGGGTCCGAAGACGCAGCACGACGAGCTCGACCTCACGCGCTGCGGGTGGATCGAGCAGGCGTCGCGCGAGCTCGAGGAGGTCCCGCTCTTCATCGACGACTGCGGCCACGACATGTGCCGAGTGCGCGCGACCGTGCGCCGGATGCAGGGGCTCGCTCGCCAGCGCGGCGCGCGCCTGCGCCTGGTCGTCGTCGACCACTTCCACCTGCTGAAGTTCGACGGGAAGGCCGAGCGTCGCGACATCGCGATCGCCGACGCGTGCGAGCAGATGAAGCGCCTCGCCGTCGACGACGAACTCGTGATGCTGCCGCTCGCGCAGTTCAACCGCGAAGCGTCGAAGCGCGCGCCTGACCAGCTGCCGACCGTGACCGACGTGAAGGACGGCAGCGCGATCGAGCAGATCGCCGACACGATGATCCTGATGCACCGACCGTGGCTGCTGCACCGGAACAAGACCAGCGCCGAGGCAAAGGACGTGAAGCACACCGTGCTCGCGGTGCTCGCGAAGAGCCGCGAGACCGGCTGGCTCGGGCACGTCTCGATGCGCTTCGGCGGCACTAACCGATTCGAAGAGCGCGACTCCGCCGACTGATTCGACCCGACCCCAACGCCACGACCACCACCGAGGAGAACCGACCATGCGAACCGTGACCCGCACCCTGCTCTGCACGCTGACCGCCGAGGAGCACAACCGCGTGTACGCCGCGCACTGCGCGAAGCTGAAAGAGATCGAGCTCGTGCAGAACGAGAAGCGCGCGGCCGTGTCCACGCACAACGCGACGCTGAAGGAGCTGCGCGCCGAGGAGCGCCGGCTCTTCGCCGCGGCCGATGTCGGCGCCGAGGAGCGCGAGGTCGAGTGCCGCGAGGAGGACGCCGGCGACGGCACGATCCGCGTGTTCCGCACCGATACCGGCGAGTGGCTCGAGGACCCGCGCCAGGGTGCCGAGCGCCAGCAGGAGCTCCCGCTCACGCGCCCCGGCCGCGCCTGCGAGGGCTGCGGCAACGCCGACGGCACGCACCACCCATCGTGCTTCGTCGGCCAGGTGAACGGCGGCATCGTCGACCCGAGCGACGGCGACGACGACGGCGACGCGCCCGACTACAGCGAGGCCGCGGAGATCGCCGCCGAGCAGGTGGCCACGGGGAGCGCGCCGGAGCTCGGCGAGCCCGCGAAGAAGTCCCGCAAGCGCAAGGGCGCCGAGGCGAGCGCGTGACCTCGCCGCTCGATGCCCTGCGCCGCCTCGGGCGCGCGCTGGTCGACTGCGACGCGAAGGGGCTCGCGAGCTTCCACGCGCGCATGTCGGCCGACCATGGGCCGCACGTCGACGCGCACGACGCTGCCGTCGCCGAGGTGAACGTTGCGCGGCGCGAAGTCGACGAGCTGGCCCGAGCGATCGCGGGGCAGCCGTGACCCGGAAGCTCCAGCTCCGCGCGGTGCCGCCGGCGCCGGTCGCCTCCGAGGCCAGCGCGGTCCGGTATGACATCGCCGACGGGCCGCTCGTGCTCGTGCACTCGGTGCCCGGCGCGACGAACGCCGACCGGCGCGCGATGGCGACGCGGCTCCAGGACATCGTAGGGACCGTGGTCGTGATGCCGGCGGGCTGGGGCTTCGAGGTCTTCGAGACCCCGGCGCCCGAATCGGTCGGGCCGCGGGCGTGCCCGTCGTGCGGCCAGCCCCGGCCGGTCGACGGCTGCCCGCTCTGCGAAGTCGGGGGCCGGCCGTGACCGCCAGCGCGATCCTGTCGATCGGGACGCCCCTGCGGCCGACGTTGCCGGCCGCTCCTGCGCCGCTGAGCAGCGAGAACGGGCGCGCCGTGGCGCGTCAGGCAAAGCCCGTGCAAACGGCCGTGAAACGGCCGCTAGGGGCATCGGCTCGGCGGGGCGGATCCGCCAAGCCGGTACCCCCTCCCCGCTTCGACCTCGTCCCCGCCTCCCGGATCCTCGGGCTCGTCGGGGACATCACCGAGGCGCCGGACGGCGACCCCCAGGCGTGGCTCTGGCGGAGCGACCCGCGCGCGCCGGCGCCGACGGTGATCGCGGTTGACGTCGGGGCCGACGCCGCGATCGCGCTGCTCTCCGACGCGCGCGCGGCCGTCCACGGCTTCCGATTCCCCCGCCTCGATGGCGGCACGATGCACGGCTTCCGCGACGTTGGGCGGTGGCTCCTCGAGCAGAAGCTCGGCGAGCGCGTGCTCGTCGTCGTCGAGGACGTCTTCCAGGCGCGCGGCCCGAAGGCGAACCCGTCGACCTCGGCGGGCCTCTCGCGGCGGGTCGGCGCACTGGTCTGGGGTCTCTCGAACCTCGGTCCGGTGTGCCGCGTGCTCGCAGTGCAGTGGCAGAGCGACATGATCGGGAAGGCGACGAGGAACGCCGGGAAGCAGCGCTCGCTCGACGTGGCGCGGGCGCGCTTCCCCGGCCTGGGTGTCGAGACGGATCACGAGGCCGACGCCGTCCTGCTCGGCCTGTGGGCTCGTGGCGGACGCATGCCGAAGGGGAGGTCGTGATGCGACAGGCAGAGGTGGAACGGTTCAAGGCGCTCGCGGCGAAGCTCGCTGCGGGCGAGGTCTTCGGCTCGGCGGCGGGGATCGGCGCCGCGCTGGACTGCAAGGGGAACATCGCGCAGCAGGCGGTCTCGGCCGCGAGGCGAGAGGGGCTGCTTGCGCACGAGCCCCGGCGCCTCGAGACGCTGCAGGTCACCGCGAAGGGGCGGAAGCTCGCAGGGCTCGGGACGCCGGATGTCGCGCCGGCGCCCGCGCGCTCCGTCGCCGAGGTGGCCGCACGCCACATCGAGGCGCCCGCGCACGTCGAGCGATGGACGGTCGCCGAGATGCGCGAGCTGCTCGACGCGCCGCGTACGCTCGTCCGGGCGGTGCGCCGCGCGCTCGCCACGCCGTGGGGGCCTGCGCTGCTCGAGACCATCGAGGCGATGGCCGAGGAGATTGCGCCGACGCCGCCGGTCCGCGTCGCGGTCACGAGCGCCGCGCGTGTCGCCCGGGCGAAGCCGCAGACCGCGCCCGTCGAGGACGAACCGGCGCCCATGCGCGCCCGCAAGATGGCCGGGCCGTTCCGTGTCGTCGACGCAGGGGGCGACGTTGTGCGCACGTGCCGCACGCTCTCGGCCGCGACGGCGGCGCTCAAGAGCGACGACGCCGACCACGTGCTCGATGCCGACGGCAACACCGTCGGGCGCGCGGGCGTCGATGACGAGGACGACGAGGAAGGGAGCGACGACGAATGACCGACCGGATCAACGCCTACACCGTGGTGTTGGATCGCGACGTTCGCGAGGACGACGCCGAAGACATCGCCACCGCGCTGCGCATGGTGCGCGGCGTCCTGTCGGTGACGCCCAACGTCGCGAAGCTCGGAGACTACATCGCGATCGAGCGGGCCAAGAACACGCTCCGCGAGCGCCTGTTCGCGGTCGTGGCGGAGAGCGACAAGTGACCCGCATCCGCATCCGCTGCCGCCCACCGGCTCCAACGAAGACCATCGGCGGCACGCTCGTCCGATTCGCCGACCTGCGCGACGTCGAGGTCTTCACGGTCGACCACAACGGCATCGAGACGTCGATCGGCGCGAACGTCGAGAGCGTGGCGTTCACGATCGGCGGCAACGATCCGGCGCGCGCGACGCTGACGTTCCTGAACCCTGAGCTCGACGTCGAGGGACTCGTCGACGCCGCGCCCGGGCACGACTCGGACGCCGAGCGGGCGCTGGCCGACGTCTGGGACGCGCGGCTGCTCACGGACTTCTCGCGCGAGCTGACCGCCGCCGACGTGCAGCGCATCCGCGACATGAACCCGGCCGAGCGCGCGATCCGCGTTGCGGCGGCGAACGCCGAGCGGGCCCGTGTGTGGAGCAGCGAATGAGCTACCCGAACGCGACGATTCACCGCATGTACCTGCAGGCGTACATGCACGCTCGCTCCGGCGCGCCGCTCTCCGACGCGTTCTCGGACTTCGATGTGAGCGAGTCGCCTCGCGAGTTCTCCGAGCGGATCGCGGCCTACGCGGTTGGTGCTGACGAGGGGAAGATCGGGAACGGCCCGCGCGGCATCGCCGATGTCGTCGGGCTCGTCGAGTGCCTGATCGGCCGCGAGGATGGCGCCGAGGGCGACGGCAAGAAGCCGATCGGTTTCGAGCCATGACCGCGCCTGCCCGCTGCGTCGTCTGCCGCCGGCCCTTGCACGATCGCGCGTCGATCGCTGAGGGCGCGGGACCCGTCTGCGCGGTGCGGCGCGCGCAGGTTCCGCTCGAGCTCGACGCGGCGGCCGACGCTCCCGCGCCGAGCGAGCCGGCCACCGACTACGCGGCGACCGACTTCGACGACTGGCCGTGGGTCCGCGCGTGCCGAGAGGACGCGGCGGCGCGCGGCGTCGCGTGCCGGCCGGGCTGCCCGGGAGAGACGTACGGCCGGTGCGCGCGGTGCGCCGGCGAGCAGGAGCGCGCAGCGCAGAAGGCGGCGAGAGCATGACCAGCGCGCGAGAAGCGGCGGCCGCGAGCGAGGCCGCCCGAGATCGATGCCGTCACGGCCTGCTGCTGTCGTCGGCGCACCGGCCGGCCGACGAGTGCCGCGAGTGCGTGACGGCCGACGTGTCCGTCCTGGCGTACCAGGCAGTGCGCCCGGGCCCGACGCTCGACGAGGTCGGCGCAATGTTCGGCGTCACCCGCGAGCGCGTCCGGCAGATCGAGGCGGTCGCGCTGCGCAAGCTCGGTCCCCGGCTCGCCGCCGCGCTGGGGATCACCGACGCCGATCGCGGCGAGATCCTGTCAGACGCCGAGCGGCGCGATCGCGTCGTCGCTCGGATGCGCCGCGACGGGATGACCAAGGACGAGATCACCGACGCGATCGGGAGCGATGAGCGCGCCCGCGCCGTGGGCAACGCCAGGGAGAGGAACGCCACATGAGCCGCCGCGCCACGCTAGAGATCGTTGAAGCCCACGACGTGCCCGCCTCGCCGCTCGCCGAGTGGATGGCCGACGAGGACGCGCGCCTTGATGCCCGCGCGGACGAGCAGAGCGAAGCGCGCGCGCTCTTCGAGCAGGTCGGCGCCGCCGCCGAGGACGTCGACGCCTTCCTCGTCGAGGGCGTGCTCAAGCCGCTCGCGGCGTTCGGGAAGGGCCTGCTCAAGCCGAAGCCGAAGCGAGACCCCGACGTCAGGTGGCCGAACGAGGTCGCGGCGCTGCGTGCCTGGTGGCAAGTCCGCGACACGTCCAGGCGTTCGCCGACCGCGAGGCTCGCCGTGCATTGCGAGACGGGCGGCACGTTCACCGCGGCGTCCCGCCCCGCCGAGCCGCGCATGGACGACGGCGTGATCCATGTCGCCCGCGCGCTCGCGAAGGTGAGCGCCGAAGCCCTCGCGTGGACCGTCTCGGCCTGCATCGAGCTGCGGCCCCCCCGCGCGCGCACTGAGGGCGGCGAGCTGCGCAACAGCCGTGGCAACGGCTTCGGCGGCGAGAGCGTGGGCAGCGCGCAGTCCATCGCCGCGACGGCGCGCGAGACGGGCGACAACACGGAGACGTGGCAGCGGCTCGTCGCCGAAGCGCACGGCCTCGAGCAGGACGAGGCGACGCTCGAGCGCATCGACGCCGCCGTGAAGGGGGCGAAGCGCGCGCTCCGGGCGGCGCTCCGGGCGGTGGAGCTCGACACGCGGCCCCGCTGGCTCATCCCGCCGGCGACCAGGCGCGAGCTCGAGCGGGACGTAGCGCCCGAGGTCGTCGCGACATGCACCGGCGCCGTCATCGTCGATGGCCTTCGCGGCGAGTGCGGGGAAGGCCAGGCGCTCGCGGCCGACGTCGCGGCGTCACCGCGGTGCGAGCGGTGCGGGAAGCCGTGGGGGGCGAGATGAAGATGCAGATGCGGAAGTCGAACCGCGCGGCTGTTCGACTGCTTTGCGAACTGTTCGAGCACGTGAAGGGCGATGTCGAAGAGGGCTGCCGAATTGTCGAGATCCACCTGTCTGCGAAGATGCTCCGAGCGAGCTTTGGCGCCCGTGCGCCGGAAACGATCGCCGGGATACCGATTCGACCAACGAGAGGCATGAGCGACGACACGGCGCTCATTGTCAGCCAACCAACGAGCAGCGGCATGTGGCGAGATCGCACAACGATCACTGCGCCGAAGGAGGATCTTGAGCAATGAGCGATACCAGAGAGATCCCCGACTGCGATGCGGACCTGCGCGAGTTCGGCAGGCCGGTGTCAGAGACGTACAAGTCGAGACTGCGCGAGCGCGCAGATCGGGTTTTCGAGGTCGGAATTGAACTCGCGATCGACCGCCGGGCAAGGCGCGAAGCGGCGCACGCCGCGATGGTGGATCGGTTCGTGACGCAGGTCTGCGTCAGAGGGCGCGAGCAGCTCCGCGCCAACGCCGCCGCGAAGGCGGGGGAGAAGAAGCGGTGAGGCGCTCTCTCCTGATGCGGCTCGTGCTGGCGCACCACGCCGACGAGTTCACCGCGATGTTCGGGTGGCGCAGGCGCACGATGGAGCGGTGGGACGCGTGGGCAGAGACGTTCGGGAGAAGGGTCGGGCTGTGAGCCGACGCCAGATGCCCTACGACCCGCCTGCCGGGCACGTCTACGACCTCTCGGCGCGCATCGAACCGCCGAGCGACCGGCGCGCGCGACGCGGCGGCAGGCACTACACGGCGCGTGAGCTGCGGCTGCGGGCCGAGCGTGCTACGTGGAAGAGACACTAGCCTCGACGGAGGCGGCGCGCCCTGGTTGCCGCGGGTCACCGCGAACGATTGGGGGTC